TTGTGCTAAAGAAATTAGTAACCTTTTGGTTTTCGTTAAATACTTCTGTAAGTTTTGCAAAAGCGGCAATAGCTAAACCAATACCTGCAGCTTTAAGAGCATCTCCAATTCTACTAACACCTTTTGCAGTAGCCTTAGATGCCTTCTCTACATCTTTAAGACCATCTTTAGTCTCTTTATTTCCACTCGCAACTTCTTTATTAAGTCTGTCTATTTCCTTCCTTAAATCTTCTATTTCGGAAGTTGCCTTACCTGTGTTAGCTTCTAATTCTATGCTTACTTTTCGTTGTGCCATAACTCTGTCTTAAATATGTTGTATGCTTCCCTTACACTTTCAGGATATTTGTTTTTGCCTAATGCTATGGCAGTATGTTCCCCTGTTTGCTTTGTTTGTTTTGCTATTTCTAATAAATTTAATATATTTTCTATCATACCGTCCCTGTCCAATCTACTGTTATGTTTGTATTATCACAAGTTTTAAATCTTTTATCTACCGAATCGGCAAAGTACTTATCTTGGTTTTCTATTACAAAGTCTTTTACTTCGTTAATTAATTCCAAATGACTAAGACCCGTTGTAAGGTTTGTTCTTATTTCGTTGATTTTATATATCCTATCAAACACAATAATCCTATCTGCTAAACTTAGGTTTAATATTACCCTAAGAGGAAGGTAGGCTTTGAATTTACTTAACCTTCTTTTTTGATCAAACGTATCGCCTATGTAATTACTATAATAAGTTTGAAATAACGTATCTGTAAATACAGTTCCTGTATATTCGTTAAACTCTGCTTTGAAATTTAAGTTTTGGCTATCTGTAATGTCAACACTATTTGAAGGTATATAGTAATCTGTTATTCCTACCCTTAAACTTGATGTCTTTACAACTCCTATTTGTGTGCCATCTGTTATTTTCTTAGCATAGAACAAAAAGGGTTCTCCTAAATATGGGTCTTGTCTTATATCAGCACTCCAACCCCATTGTGCATCTGTAAGTGTTAGGTCATCATCTGTTAGTCTCTCAAACTTGTGATGCTCAAAAGGTAGTTCAACGTTATATGTGCCTCCTTCTGTTTTGTAAACATCCTCGTAGTTTTCCGTCCCCCATTCAATATTAAATAACTGCTTGTGGTTTTCGCTAAAAAAACTCTTTAACCCTTTGTACTTAAAAACTATTCTTCTGTATGGCATCAAAGCATCTATAGCAGAAGTAGTAGTATCTAAAAATTCTGTAATGTTAAAAGTGTTTTTACTTTGTGCATAGAAATCGTCAAGTGTTTTTACCTGTACTATGCCATCTTTGTCTTGATAAGCGGTAAGGTTGAACATTCTAAAAAGTCCTGTAAGGAAGTCTAACGTTTTCATTTTAGGCAAATGCAATGCTGCATTAAAATCTGCATCTGTCTGCGTCTCTGACCTTCCTTGTAATTGTATTGTAATGTTCTTAGACCCTTCAAATTCTTTTTGCCATTCATTTAGCGTAACTTCTAATTGAAATTCTGCAGATGACTCACTTTCAAAATATACTCTATAGTTTCCTGATGGGTAAGCAGCGTATTCGTTATCGCTTCCTATTGTATGATTTCCATTTAGGTTATCTACTCTTTCAAATATCTCTCCATCGTTTTCTACTATTACATTGTAGTTTTCAGCGTTGGTTATTATTTTGATTTCGTATCTTAGTTTTACATCATCAGGGTTTTCGGGTTGTCTTAAAAAAAACGTTTCGTCTGCAATGTGTTCTTCCCATACTGCCCTATCTTCGGTTGTACCACTTGGACAACAAAAAGTAGTTTTAGAGCGTATCTTATCTTCTTCAAATAATCCACCTTCTTTTCTATGTAGCCATAGGTAAAGGTTGTAAAAATTAGGATTTGTCTTATTGAAAAAGTCTCCACTAAATTTAATACCAAACTTATCCTCTATTGCTTTGACTAAAACATATACCCTAATAGCAGGTTTTAGTTGTTCGTACTTAACACCCTGTACTGTTCCAGCATCATAGGCTAAGTTTCCGCTTTGTGATTCAGTAGTAGTAGTATCATAAAACAGTCTTTGCGTGTGTGTAATTAAAGGCACTATTAAGGCATCTTCGTATTCTACACCGTTTATCGTTACATCTAAACCATCCTGTAAGTAGGTTGTTACGTTGTCAGCATTATAAGTAAATTCTATGTCGTATAGATTGTCAAGTGTACTTAACAAACTTTCTCCTAATAGGTCTTTTATGTTTACCGTGTCTCCAATAAATGTAAGCCTGTAGGTGTGTGGTTTTCCTTCTTTTAATGTTACACCCTCTAATCTTATTTTACCTGTCTTAAACGATTGCTGGTTAAGTAGTAACTGTGATGGTTTTTTAACTCCCGAAACATAGCCTACAACATCGTAGTTATAGAAGTGATTAAATATTTTGTTATTCTCCTTACTGGCAGGTACATTAAATGTTCTTGTAAAATTTGTAAATATCTTACTTATGTCTTTTACATTCTGTAGTGTTTGTGTTAGGCTTACCGCTTCATCCTTAAACAGTTCTACTTCTGTACCCTCTATGTAAAGTTGTAGGTTTAGCATTATTTGATATTGTTAATCTTGCTAAATGCAAATTCAAATTCTAATGTGTGGTTTATTAGTTTGTCGTTTAGTGATGTTTTGTAAGTATGCTCTTTAGTTCTTACAATTATTGGTAATGTTCTACCCTCCCATCTAATCCAAACGTTTTCACTTAGCAGTAGTTCTTCTATGGCTAAATTATAATCTTCATTTACAAAACCTGAATTTAAAACTACCTTTTTAGTTGCGCTAACATTGTATCTTTCTTGTTGCCCCTTATATGTGGGATAAGTTAACGTAGATGTGTTTATAATATTTGCTTTGTATAATTCATCTGTAATAGCCATACTCTCTACAGACTTCTTAAAGAAATACATATCCTGATACGCACCAAATTTATTAACAAACGTCAGCTTATAAGGTGTAAATTTAGGCTCACATACGTTGTTTACTGTAACCGTTTTAAGTAAGGTTGTATCGTCTGTATCGTAAACTTGTATTGTGCTACTATTGGCAGGTATTGTTACATACTGTATCTTTTGGTTTGAGTTACCATCGTCTGTTATTTGGGTATCTACGCTATCTATTGTAACCTTTCCTACCCCCTCTGCAAATATTGGTAATTTACCTGCAGTGTTTTCAGGCAAGTAAAGAGTATTATTACTTATTAGTAGATTGTCAGATAGTTGTGGGTTTATACCATCCTCAAAATAACCATAGCCATCCATTGCCAAGTAATTATTTGTTACAGGACTACCACTTGCAAACTCATCACCATCTGCATCGTATAACCTTGTAATGGCAGTTACCCATTTGGTTGTGCTTAAATAGTCATTGTTAAAAGTTATATCTATGTAGTCCCTAACCAATTCACTTATTTCAAATAATATATTGTCTTGGGTTGATAATCTCGTTTTGGATAGTTCATATTTTAAATCGCTATCAGTATAAGTACCTGACGTGCCATCATAAATATAAAGTTCCAATTCTGCTCGGTCTAATACAGGCATAATTAGTTGCTATTAAATTGTATAAAAAAAGGACTCCTTGCGTTTATTCTCATCTTAGCTTAGTATATCGGTTGAACATCCCTGCACCAAATCAAAGTAGGTTACATTGTCTCCTGAAACTGTAGGAAACCCAAATGTGTAGTTATTTACAGGTGCTACACATATATCTACTGTACTGCTTGGTGCTAAAAAATGTGTTATTTCTTGGTTGCCATCATAGGCAATGTAATTTATTAATGCGGTTTCTGTTGTACTATGGTTTGTAACTCTATAATTTTTTTGATAGGCTATTATTGTAGTTGCTGGTTGTAAAACTTGTTTATAACAATAAGCCTCATAGCTTGTCCCACTTGGTGGTAAAAAGTTAGCCGAATCGTATGTAACCAACACATATAAGTTTCTTAATGTATCAACAGGTACAGTACCAAAACTACTCGGCTCTATACTATGAAGTGTACCTACGCTTACTGTTGGATTTGTAATAGTACCATCTGCTGCTATTGAAAGTCCTGTAATCTCTGTATCTGCACAACTAAAGTTTTGCAACACTACAGGTGGAGCAGGTTCTTGGTGTTCTATAAAGAATGGACTTCTTGCTTTAATCATTTTTTAATGCTATAAAATCTTCAATGTCTAATGCAAACTTTTCTATTAGTTCGTCTGGTAGTTTTAGCACATTTGTTTCAAACGGTTTAGTAAAAAAGAAACTTGCCCTTAACCCCTTTTCGTATATACTTTTAGCCAACAAATACCTTAAACTCTTTCTGCCAATAAACCTACCCTGCTCATCCCTTGTTCCCTTAATAGACTTTTTAACCATCCACTTATCAAGGGATTGTGGAGGTATGCTTTTAAATCTGCCTGAATACTTAAAAGGACTGTTCTTACTTTTAGAATACGTTGATTTACTTCCCTTTACACCTAAGTCTTGGAATGCACCATAGTCCGCCATATAAAACTGCACCTTAAAGTCGTTTTCGGTTACGTCTAATTCATACCCTAAGCTACCCTCTAAGTCACCACTTGTAGAACCAGTAATAAACTTATTATTACGATGCCTTCTAAGGTTACCCTTTGATTGTTTTATAATACTTTTAGCAAATGCCTCTAAGGCTTGTTTTGTTTCTTTAAAGGTCATTAGCAGACTGTCATATCATTTACTACCATTACACTAAAGGTTGCAGTCCATCCTGCTAATTTGTTTTCAAACCTATCTACAAATGGCTCACAAGTTACATCAGATTCTACTTGATACTTGTCTGTGTAGCTATCCCCTCTTTGTAGTTCGTTTATTACCCTTGTTAGTAGTGCAAGTTGTGTGTTTAGTACGTCCTGTTCGTTGTCGTTTCCTACAAAGGCATCTGTAACCTCATCGTTGGATATATCCACTATGTCCATTGCAAGAACAGAAATACTAAAAGTTGTGGTCTTAGTACCTACTACTGCATTGTTAACTATAATATGCGACAAAGGAAAGATACTCTGCTTATCTAAATCTACATCGTCAATACTTCCATAGGTAACCGTGTTTACAAATGGCTCTGCATTTAGTAGTGTTTTTAGTTTGTCTGTTACTTCGTAAAATCCTTTCATCTTTTCTTAATCATTGATTTTTCTAATTCTGTCTTTTCTTTTTCAAAGGCTAAATACATAAATGACTTGTGCATATTTAGTTTAGTAATGTTGTCGAATTGGGTAACATCTCCCTTAGCCAGTCCATAGATTGATTGATACCAACCCCACTTTCTTCCAAAGCTACTCGTTGCTGAGTAGTCAGATTCTCCCCCATCTCCTTCGCTAAATATTTCAGGGTAGTTTGTAACAACTCGTTGTTTAAACTGTAAAAAAAAACCAAGCAACCCATTACAACATCTAAAGGCGTGTCCTTGAACTTCTCGGTGTCCTCCTTTGCGGTGTATTCTTCTATTTGGTATCTATCGTCCTTTTTAAGTGTAACTGGTCTGTAAAGTACTGCCATAGCTTTGTGCATTGTTTCCCAGTCTGAGATGTTGCTATCAAGGTCTATGTACTCCCCTAAGGTAATGTCATCTAACTTTGGTATGAAACCGTACTCTACACCCTTTAAAGTAAATGTAGGTATTAGTTCTGTCTTTACGTTAAACATATTATTTAGGTCAGATACTATACTATTTACGTATTTGTATTTGATTCTTGCTATATCTTTTAAATCAAGTCTGCAGAATATCTCAACCATTTTGTGTAGTAAGAAGTTACTATTTTGGTTGTCTACTGTGTTTAGCTTTTCAAACTTTTGATATTGTTCTAATGTTATATCAGATAACTTTTCAGGTATGTATATATCTATTTTCATAATCGTATATTAATACAATAAAAATACGACAAATATGTATAAAAGAAAAGGGGACATCTCTGCCCCCTAATCCTAAACAAACCAAATGAAAATCTATCTATAGGTTTCGTACATATACTTGTACAGTTCTTCTATCTTGTTTTCTAACTCTTTTGAGTTCTGTGTGTATTCTTCTTTTCCTACCTGTGTGTTTTTCTGTATCACAAGATGTATTTTTACTTTTGACTTATAACCACCTTGCGTAATAGGCTTTAAAACGACAAAGAATCCATTATTCCAGCACCACTTCTTGTGCAAGTATGGTCTCATAAAGTCGTTGTCTATCGCCATATCCAAAAAGCTATCTTAACAAATGCAAATATAGCTATGTAGTATGCAAATGTAAGTATTGTAATATCTCTAATTGCTTTCTTAATGCGCTTCCTGTTTTGTTTAGCACAAATTTCTTTTTTAATAATAATGTAATCTTTCATTGTTTTATAATTTAAAAGGGGCATTGCTGCCCCCTGTTGTTTTTATCTAATTGATTGCATAATTTCTGTAACACCATCTTGGAATAATACTGCTCTTTTATAAGCATCTTTTCCTTCAAATATTTTTTCATTAATATTATCTCCAAACTTTATAATTAATTTGTAAGATGTTCCCTCAACGTTTGATAATAATCTTGTAGATGTTGACCTGTCTTTGTACTTTTTCATTTGATTAATTTTAATTAATAATTGTTTTATGATGTAAATATATAACCTTTTTTTTAATTAACAAATAATAAACAATTTATTTTTAATATACATAGTATTGTCCCCTGTGTGCGTTATTTAACGTATCTGTTAATACATACCTAAATGCATCTATGCAGTCAGGATGTTCTCCTGTTGGTTTTGGTAGCGTGTTACCATCTTTGTCTTTTGCCCATACATATCCTTGTAGTTCTCTTTTTAGATTTCTGCTTCTGCTTGTTACGTATATCTCGTTTTGGTTTATTAGGTTGATTCCAAAGTTTACACTATCCCTACCTTTTGTACAAGGGTAGATATTATGCCCATCCCTTCTAAGCGTTTCTATGGACTTAGGTTCTGCTTGGTCGGCAACTATGTTGTCTTTTATATTATTGTGCCTTAGGAATAAGCTAACGTCCCTTAAAACCGTATTAGACTTATAGAATACTTCATCAGCTATGTAGGCTTCGTTCCATTTGTATAATCCTATGATTGTAGTGGGGTCTGTATATCCAAAGTCCATACCGTAACCTAATAGCCTTGCTTCGTTTGGTACTGTATCTATTTCTTTCCAATCAGGAATACATACACCTTCTAAAGAACCTGTTTCACCTAAACCGTAAACCCTCCACCAATTAGACCAATAAGTAGATGTCTTTGCCTTATCTCTTGCTTTCTCTATTTCCCTTATTATGGTTTCAGGTAATGCATCGTTGTCTTTATAGGTAAGTGTAATGTAATCCGTATCTTCTTTACCTATTAGTTCCTTGTCCACCCAAAACAAACTTGATGGGTTGTAGTCTAACCATATTGTCCCTGATGTTCTAACTGCTAATTGTGTGTAAGCATCAAAGGGTACGTTATTACATTCGTTAATGTATAGGTCTGTTCTACGAGCGCCCCTAAGTTTATCAGGCTGGTCTGTTGAGAAAAACTCTATATAGCTTCCGTTTGTAAAAGTGTACTTTAAAGTGCTTTTATTGTATTGGCTTTCTTTGTACCTATTTAAACTTTTTAGGATTGAAATGAAATCCTTGACGCAGCCACGCCTAAGATGGGGAATACTTTCGGATACTACGCTAATCTCTTTGCCTTCGTTTTTAATGGCATAGTCTATTAGCAAACAAAGTATTGATATAGTCTTAGACGCACTTGTGCCGCCCTTAACTACTCGTATCCTACTCTGTAGCTTTCTTAGCTTGTGAAATGCAATGGTTTTCTTTACACGCATACAAAATGCAGATTAGGGTTGTGGTTATCCCTAATCCTCCATAAACAAAGGTAAGTCCTCGTTGATAGTAATGTCTTTGGTTTCTCTTGGCTTACCTGCGTAATAGTTATAGAAAAGTTGCACAAACTTAAAGTCACCTCTTTCTACTCCATCCTTTAATGCTATGTAAGCTGCATCTTCTAATGGAGAAAGTTTCTCTATAAGGTTTACTTCTTCTGTCTTAGACTTTCTGCCTGCACCATCTCTTTTTCCTCCGTGTGCCATCTTGATATAACTTGATTATTCATATATATAATAAAAAAAACTATTCTTTGTTAAATAACAATGCTATTACTAAAGCTAATATTGCAGTTAAATAAAATATAGTTATTGCTTCAAACATCGTACAAAGTATAATATACGGTTAGTTCTTCGTTAGCCTTTATTGGTTTAATAGTATAAAGGTTGCCTATCCTGCCCTTTTTTAGTATAAAGCAGTTAGGACTATCACTATGGTTTAAAAAGCCTCCTAAGGGTGTTCTAATTAGTTCTTCTAAATAGGGGTTTATAGCATCTACTTTATGGTGTGTTATTCCTAAGTCATTTCCTGCTTCTATTTTTTCTGTAGCAAATACTCCTTGTCCGTGTATCTTGCTTTTCTTTATAGTCAGTTCTTTAGGTAGAGGTTTATACATTTATTAGTTTTTTAAGGTTTCTATGTTTTGTATTTACATCTCTTAGTTCTAAAAGTACCTTTGCGTATTTTCTTTTGTAGAAGTCCCTACCTCTGTGTTTAGCATTTTCTCTTTTAAACTCCTTGCTTACAAGTTTGTCTATCTTTTCGTAGGATTGCATATATCTTTCTTCGTGTTGGTCTATCCAATCCCTGTAAAGTTTTAAACCGTGTAGTACAGTTGCGTGGTTCCTGTTTACTGATTTGCCTATCACTTCCAAAGAATGTAGCGTGTATTCTCTACATAGCTTATAGTACATTGCCCTTGTATATACTAATTCTGTTTTTCTTGATGGGTGTGTTAGGTTGTATCCTGTTTCTGTTTCTACTATTTCTTTAATCTTGTCTATTGTCATATTCTATTTCTTTTATCGCTTTTAGTATTCCTGCACAAGCCTCGTAATCTTCCAAGTCCTCATACATCTTTAATGTTTTATACATTTCCTCCATACTTACACCGTTCTGAAAGTCTATTAGTGCAAGTAGGTAAAACTCTTTCATTTCTTTATTCAAAACATTTCTAATTGGTTTTCATTTTGTTTTCGTATAACTCCTAAAGCTGTTTCAAGTATTGTTTTACTTGCTTCATAATCAACCAGGTTTCTTGCTATTTTATTGATGCGTTGGTTTCCTTTATATTTGTAAAAATCGTAATCGTGAAATTCACACAGTTTTTTAACCTCGTTAGTTCCAGTACTTATTTTTACCTTTCTATTTGTTAAAACATTTGGTAATATAAAGTTTGACCAGTAAAGATGCCTACCTCTTTTTTGTGGATTCCGCATCGGTTCATAATACGGTATAACATTTTCAACAATATATTTTCCTTTAAAATGATGTTGCAAAAATATGATTTCCTCATATAAAGACATATTTGGAAAAACTGGATTTTTACCATTTGCTCCAAACCCCCAATACCTGGCTCGGCTATGTGTTGGGCAAGGTGGAGAAGTCCAGATAAAATCAAACTCCTTATAGTGGTCTAAAAGATATTGGTGGGCATCTGCAATTATAACTTTGTCGTTAGGAAATCTTTCTTGATATAATCTTGCACATTCAGGGTCTAATTCAACACCTGTAACCTCAACATCAGTTACTTCATCCCATTTATATCTGTTCCCTCCTAAACAAGCATAAAGATTTAGTATTTTCATTTGTTTTTCTTTTGTCGTAATATCATATAATAGTCATTAAGATATGCCTCCATAATAGGTTTAAAATCTGTAATAGATGTTATTGCTAAGTGATTTTGTTTAGCCATAGTTTCGTATTGCTTAAAAAGATAATTCCTTGCTTTC